GCTCAATCTTATGCAGAAGAAGGTGCAGAGGATCGCCGTGAAACAAGTCAAGCAGTACCAGAATTAATTGATCGTTTTGTACTCGGACGTCAGGGACGTCCTTTAAAGTTTGAAACAGCTAAAGAAGATATTCCTGATTTGACAAAGAAAAGGTATTCAAATTATATGAATTACCTTTACAACGATAAAGGTCCGCTCGGTATTGGTATTATCAAAGGAACAACTGAAAATTTACAGGGTGAGCCAGAGGTTCGTATTGTTGGCTTCCCTGTAGGTTTACAAGCAGCTGGTGCTGTAGCTGGTGGTGCCGGTGCAGCAGGTACGCTTTTACGCCAGGCTGATAAGAGGCCTCGTGCACGGACTGTTGCAAGTGTTGGAGCTGGTGGCGCTGTAGCAGGTGCATTAGCAGGTAAATTCTTAAATCGTGCAATTGCATCTGCAGGACAATCAGACCTACCAAGTACTTATGAATATGATGCGATGATGTATTGAGTTGGTTAGGTTGGGATAGAATTTAGTTAATATTTAGCTGACGTAGTAGGAAAACAATGCTTGTCAATCTTCCATCAACATATTTGGCTAGTCAGACACCTTCTTATGGCAACCCAATGGGGGTGCAAGGTGCAGGATATGGCATGCCTAATTACATGTATACTACTGTTGGAAATGTGGACCTAGGTGGCGGCCAAAATGAACCTGGACTTCGCGAGCGTGCTGGTAAGACTGTTAAAAAATTAAGGGATAAAAGTGGGGAATTAATTGAACAAGTTGGATTAAATAATCCAGCTAACCGAAATATGTTGTTCAATCGATCAGCAATGCTCGGAGGTGTCACTGCAATTCCTTCTGTTATTGACCAATATCAAAGTGGTAATACCTTAGGCGCTGCAGCTACTGCAGCAACCGCTGGACTTAGCACTCTTGGAGCTGGTGCAATCGGCGGAAGAATTGGTGGTGGTAGAGGAGCATTGGTAACAGGTGGTTTAAGTATCCTTGGTGGCTTACTCGCACCAGCAGCTGGTGATTTAGTTGGTAAGGCCACAGGTAAAGGTGACAGCCAAGGAGCAGCAAGAACCAGGATGACGAAAGATGCTGCTGCTCAAGCTAAGGTTGCAGAACTTCTTACTTCCGCAGGTCTCCAGCCTTATATTGCTGCGCAGAAAGATCTAATGGGCTATGCAGCTGACATTGATATTCAAAACTTAAAACGTCAAGCTCCAATTATTAAAGAACAGTTAGATAATGCCTTGGTTCGTCAGCAGGCGTTGAATGCTTCAAATGCACAGAACTACATGGCGATGGGTACTGTTGCAACTGCAGGCAAACTTGCTGTAGGCGCTCAAGAACAAGCAGGAGCAAACTACCGTACTGCTATTACCAGTAATCCATATGCCAACAATGTACTTCAGGCACCAAGTATTAACTTTGGTTGATTATGTCACGTTATCAAGTCGGTGATTACATTGATGATCCTTTAACTGCAGAAGCAGCTTTGAGGGCTGAAAGTCTTATGAATTCTTCAGGAGGATACAACATGAATATGCCATTAGGAGGTTATTCAGGATTTAATTACCAAGATATGGGCCTTGCCGGTGGTAAGACTTATAGCAGTGCATTCTTGCCATCGATTGGTGGACAGGGAGATTTGGGCGAATCACCTGAACAGACAGGAATGGGAGACTTTTCCATTATGGAAAGGTATCCAGGAATAAAACCAGATACTGCAGCTTTTCTTGATATAATTCTCGGCGAGAAAAATAAATCAGAAGACTTAAAAACATTTGAAGCGAAGCTCAAATTAACTGAGGATTCTTTTGCAAGAAGAGCTGAAATGGCACAAAAATTAGGTTTACAATCAAACCTAGTTGGTTTTGCATTGAAAGGCTTGCCTGACATGATTACTAAAGCTGCACAGGCTCGTAATCAGTTTTTAGGTGACAATATTAGAATTGCTGGTCAACCTTATTCAGTTGGTTCTACAGCGGGAATTTCTGGCGGCTACAACATTTAATTCAATTTAAATGACGTATAATGATTACTAGCAATGAGTTCTTCTTCTTTAAATACTAGTTTCGGAGCTGGAATTGATTTAGGTCTTAATTTTGCAGATCCCTCTGGGTTTGATTTAGGCAAGAACTTCTTAACACCATCTAGTACTTCATCGGCCGGTGGCATGTCATTATTAGCAGCAGCAACTTTAGCCGCTCCTCTTATCGGAGGATTTCTTGGAAACCGACAGGCTTCCAATACAAGGGCTGCTGGACAAGAAACAGCTGGTGCAGCTGCTGCTGCTTCAAGGGAAAGAGGACAATTTGATGTTGCTGGTCGTAACTTTCTTTTAGATGAAGAATTAGCAAGACAAAAAGATGCAGGAATTTCTAGGTTTGATTTAGCTAATTCAGGGCCTGCTCAGTATTATGATACTAGACAGCAAGGTTTTGAACTAGCTGGCAGATACGGAATGCCTGCAGCGCAAGTTGCACAGTTTACGGATATGTTCGGAGGTTACTCATGATTTTTGGAATTTTTGAAGAACCAAAACCTAAAACTCCCGAGCAAATTATTGGGAGCGATCCTCAAATTGATGAATTTATCGAGCGTAATTTAACAGGTAGCTCTTTAGATACAGGTGATGCAAACGATTTTACAAGTAGTTTATTAAGAGCAGTAGAAGCAGGAAATCTTGACCCTGGCAAAGCTAATCTCTTAATCAACTCTAGGGTTGCACCTAATAACTCTGAGTTTTTCACAGGTGATACATTTAATGAACTGGCTAATTTTCAGATAGGTCAAGATCGCGCATTTGGCCTTATTGGTGATGCTTTCCAAACTAACTTCTTCCGTGGTGGTACACAGGCAGAAAGAGATGAGTTGTTTGCACAGGCAAGAGATGCAGGTGTTCTTAATGATGCAAATGAATTTAATCAGTTTCTAAATAGGCGTCTTGCAAGGAGCCCAGAAGGTGAAGCAAAACGTCCCTTTGATCAAACTCAGCTTAGGCTTGCTGCTTATTATGGAGCACCGGTAAGAGATGAGCAAGGAAGAAATACCGGACAGTATGATATCTATGGAGGCAATAAAGAAAAATATGCAGCTTTCGATCAAAGGTCTAAATCAACAAATGATTTTATTCAAAACTATTTGACTAAAATGGGAGCGAAAACTTAATGGGAAATTCAAAGTTTGGCTTTAGAGATTACAAGGAAAGCTTTGTAAACAGGGCTGTAAGCGGTGGCTGCGGAAGCGCAGAGCGTGCCAGAGAAGCCGCAAGGGCTAAAGAAATTACAGGTATCAATAGCCAGAATGACGTCAATCAAATGGTTGACTGGTGTAAGGAACAAGATAGAGCTGCGAAGAAAGATCCATTAGCTAACATTCCAGCAGGCCCCTCAGGACCCGCAAATACTCTTTCAGATTCACCAGGACAAAACGAAAATTTCCTTGGCGGCACTGGATTAACGATTGCTGAGTTTACAGCACAACAAGAAAGAGATAATAAATTACTTGATGCTCAAATTGAAGAAAGTAGGCTTGAAAAAGCTGGCAACATTCAGAATGCTTTACAATTAATTAGAAATGATGCTGAAAAATATGCTGTTGATGGTGCTATTACAAGAGAAACCATTGAGCAAGACGGGTTAAATTTTAGGACGCGTTATACAGCAGATACTTCATTAGATCTACAACGCATTAGAAACGCAGGCGCTCGTGAAGTTGCTTTGATTGGTCGAAACAGTAGTTTATTTAGTAGCTTGATCGGTGCATTTAATTTCTAGATTTATATTAATATCAAGTATTATAATTAGGAAAGTCGACACCATTCAAAATGCCAGACAACAGTCAAGGAGTAGAAGGACTCGGGGGCGACGCCCGGCTTCCCATTGGAGATTTTAAAAGGCTTCTCGCCAATCTCGAAGCTTCTAAAAAACGTCAGCAACGTCAGCGTTCCGTTGAAGGACGTCGTGACATCTATGCACAGGGCCTTGCATCTATGTTCTCTAATTTCTGATTTAATATTTTTTACTTAATCACTCGAAGGTTTCTCTGCTGTGACTAGTTCATCGAATCCAAAAGGGTTTTCTCTTGATGAGGAAAATAGAGCAGTTGATGCTACCTTCGAGAATGATGATGGCTTTGATCTAGACAAATATAAAAAGGCAGCTCAGGTTGCCTTTGATTTCTCCATCGGAAAGAAGAAAGAGGACGGTCGACAAACAAGAGAAACCGTTGGTAAACAGGGCTTTGAACAACGCAAAACAAACCAGCAGCAGCAGAGCTTCAGAGATCGAGACGAAGCCAGGGATTCAAGGCAAGCAACAAAGGCATATCGATTCTGATATCAATATCCAAACTTTTGAGCATTGGCTCGATAATTTGGATAGTGCTACCAGGGAATCTTTTAATGCTTTTGCAGAAGACACTTTTTCTTCTATTCAAGTTTATATCTTTGCAAAGTTTCTTGGATACGAAGGGAGCATTATTTGCGTTGATCATTGGGTAAAAGACAAGTATCCCAAGCCTGATCATCTCAAGGTCCTCTTGTATGAAATTCAAGAGATGCAAGAAGATGTCAGAAAATTAAGAGAAGACGTAGAAAACTTTACGGTTAAGCGTGATGCAGGAGTTGCACGGATTGCTCAGATGCAAAAAGAAATCCGTGGAACTATTGCACAAGTAGATTTATTTACTTCTGCAAAAGATAGAAAGGGTTTACTTCTTATTGGCGCTGACCGCGCCATACGTGAAATGATATCTATTTTTAAAGACGACCCAATTGAAGGGCCTCTACAAGAGGCAGCCATGTCTGTTTGGGCTAAGATACAGTACGAAGAATAGCTCTACTCATGAACAAAGAACAAGCCGGTCCTGAAAATCAAGACCAAATGACTCCAGATAAAAATTTTTATGATCGCAATGCAGTTAATAATGTATTACAGCAATTAGAAAATAACCGCAGAATTACACCTGGATTTAATAATTTTTTAGATAATTACAAAATGCCTGAGGGAGGCAATCCTTATCCAAAATCAAGCCTTGCAGGTAAATTTATGGATCCCATGCGTGATTCGATGAAACAAGGAGAAGGAATGCCAATGGATGAAGAAGACCCAATGATGTCAATGGAAGAGGATGAACAAGAAATGTAATAATAATCTGTTACTATTTAATTAGTAATAACAATAATTAGTGCCCTCACATCTTCACCTTGCATACCGTAGAAATGCAAAGGTTTCTGCAGCAAACCACCGCATTCGCAAGAGTGATAAAGAGGAACTTTTTCAAAAAGCCAGAGATGACTTTGGCTTTTTTTGTGAATATGTAGCAGATAAACCTCCAGCAGGCCATCATAAAGAATGGCATAGACAATTAGTAACCAACGAAAATAGTTCCTGCCTTAGTAAAATTGCAGGACCTAATATTGATTTACTTGGACCACGGGGCTCAGCTAAATCAACTGTATTAGGGTTATATACAGCTTGGGCCATTGGTGTTCACACCATGCTCAAAAAGCCTTTACAGATTCTTTATCTAAGTTATACGGTTGATATTGCACGTTCAAAATCTGCAACTATTAAAAGAATCATTGAAACAAAAAAATATCAAGAAGTTTTTCCTAAAGTCCGGCTACTTAAAAACGTCACAAGTAATGAGTACTGGTCTATCGACCATAAATTTGCTGGCATTGATACAACTGGTGAAGAACAATTTACTCTTTGCGCCGCTGGATTAAAGGGCTCAGTTACATCCAAGCGTTCTCATCTTGTTATCATTGATGACCCTGTAAAATCTGCTGCAGATATTGGCAACCCAGACATTCGCAAGATGATGCAGGACAACTGGAATGCTGTGATTGCTCCGACGATGTTTGAAGGTGGCAGAGCAATTTGCCTTGGCACTCGCTTTCGTCATGACGATATTCATGCAACCACTTTCTGCCCTCAGAACAATTGGATGCAGATCGTCCTATCAGCGATATTAAATAATCCCGAGACAGGCGAAGAAGAGTCATACTGGCCAGAGATGTGGTCCCTAGATTACCTGAAGGAAAAAAAGAGGCAAGCTCCTGTTGCGTTTTCTTTTCAATACATGAATAAAATCGTTAGACAGAATGAGCTTTCCTTGGCACCAGAATTATTAGTTAAAGCTGAAATTGCTACGGAATTTGATTGTCTTGGTGTTGGTGTTGATCTTTCTGCAGGCATTAAAGAAAAGAATGATTACACAGTAATGGTTTTAGGCGGACGCATCGGAGACAAAATACATATCATTGATTACCGAAGGATACGCGTCATGGGTAACTTAGAGAAACTTGATGCCATGAAAGAACTACTTAATGACTGGTCGATCATTGGTAAACAAGATAATGGTCTTTGGTTCCCTACATACAATACCTGTGATATTTGGTCAGAAGCTGTACAGTATCAGGCTTCTCTGGAGGCAGACTTTAAACGTATCTGTTTAAAAGGCGATAATCTTTATAATTTAATTTGGCATCCAGTTAAAGGTTTCAGGTCAGACAAACTCGCAAGATTTAGGGGAATCATGGGTATGTTTGAAGACAGGAAGATTATTTTTAATCGTTATCGGACATTCAGTAATATGTTTGAAGAGCTTACTAATTTTGGAGTTAGCTCTCATGATGACTGTGTTGATGCACTTGTTTGGCTTGTTACGGGTTTAATGAAGAGAGGAAAACTTCAATTAGACTACTGATTAAGAATAAGTTTTTCATTGAATTCTCATAAATGGAGCATCTTATAGTTCTTGCAATAGCGACAGTTACTGGAGGAGGTTGGCTTACGACTAAACTTTTTACTAGGATGCGTGGATTGGAAGATAGAATTGACCGAATGCCACTGGAGTACGTATTAAAGCAGGATTATATACGTGAAATGGAAAAAATGAATACTGAATTTCGTGAAATCAATAATAAGCTTGATAAACTTGTGGAAAGACTTCTTTCCAAATGAGTTATTACGTTGAGCTAGAAGAAGACAAAAACGGTGATTTATTTTTAATGATTCCAGATGAAGTAATTGAAACTCTTGGATGGGAAGACAATACTTTATTGACTTGGGATATTAAAGGAGACGGAATTGTTCTCCGTACTTTGGGTGATGATACAGGTTATGAACAGTTAGAATAATGAAAATTGCTGTTTTGATATGAACATGACCGGCCTGAGTACCCAAGGCGGAACGATGGGTAACTCATTGGGAATGCTGGGATTTGGTAACTCTGCTGCGGCTATTCCTTTTAGTCCTGGTGTTAATCCTACGCGAAATGAAGCAGGCACTGGTTTAGTACAGAAATACGCACGTATTGAACAACAAAGAATGCCCCCCGGAATGCCTTTGTATCCTTTTCAGTCGTCTGTTGAAATGCTGCAACCGGTTATGGGAGGTAACCAATATATTTCCGGAGGTAATTTAGCAAGTATGCAAGCTGGCAATATCGGTGGAATGGCACGTATGCCCATGGGTAGGTTTTCTGATCCTATGACTCGTAAGAAAGTACTGTGATGTTAGGTAATAATTTTAGCCTTGCTGGTGGTTATATGGGCTATATGCCTATGAATGACACAAACCAATTAATTTCTGGCAGTTTTAATATGCCAATCAATCCTGATGCTTTTAATCAGGACAGAAAACTACGTAAAATTTACGAAAAAGGAAAAAGTACAACTAATCCATACGAGAAAGAAATTTTTCTAAAAAAAGCAGGTCCACAGTTATTTCCTAAAGTGCAAGGTTTACCAGGTGGTGTTCAAGGTCCTGCTCAGGGTTATAACACTCCTGTGCAATATGATCCTTTTATGAATATGTTTGCTCCTATGAGAGGACCTGGCGGCATGCCTCAAGGTCCTACAGGACCAATTCCAATTCAAAGGGCATAATTTAATGGCCCAAGACGATTCTAAATATACAAAACCAGCCCTTCGTGAACGTATTAAAAACCGTGTCATGAAGGGCACCAAGGGTGGTAAATCAGGACAGTGGTCAGCTAGAAAAGCACAACTCGTTGCTTCCGAGTATAAGAAAGCTGGTGGCGGGTACAAAGGCGGAGAAGGTAAAAAACAAAAAGCTCTAAAGAAATGGG